CAGATTTGCAATATGAAAGAGATAGCACCAGAATCACTATGAATCAGATGCAGCAGCAAGAACAAGCAGCACAAGAAAAAACTGCAAGGGGTCGGTCATATTTAGAAAAGAGAGGAGAAGTTGCAGCATTAAGAGGACTAGGAACAAACGCATGGACTTTGATTGCGGATATAAAACGCACACAAGCAGCAGCAGACTTTATTACGAATCGAAATACTGCGTTTAGTTTGGCTGGTACTCAATCTCAGCGACTCGATGCACAGGCAAATCGGGCAAGTAGGCGAGGCCAGACTGCAACGTATCTGAAGAAAACGTATCTCGACCCTGTTAAACCGCTTAAAATACCGAAGCCTAGTTTTGGGCCATATGCTCTGGGCATGGCTAGTTCTGTTGTTGGTGGCTTTAGTACTTATGGCCAGCTAAATGCTGCTGGCATGCAAGATTGGAAATTAGCAAAAAGGTAAATGGCAGCATCAACTAAAGGTTTAAGTCTTGGAAAAAACGAAGACCCCAAGAAAAAAGGGGGAGGTAATGTTGCTAAACAAATATCACTAGATGGTGTCAATGTACCACCAGTTGTTGGTAGCACAAAAATAGAAGAACCTAAACTTACTAACGCCAGATGGTTTGGAGAAACAGCTGTAACACCAGCTGCATTAACAAAAATACCCCAGCTTGAATTACCAAGCATGAGGGGAATTATAGAAGATGCTACTCCAGAAGATGCTGGCAACTATGCAACCGCCTTAAATACTTTCGCTCAGACTGTTACAAACTTTGGTAGTGCTTATTCTAAAAAAATAGACGCAGATTTAAAAAAATATGAGAATCAAGCGTTTTCAGTATTTACTGAATTTGGCGACCCTACACAACCAGTAAAAGATTTAAATGGTTACATAAGTAAAATTGATTTAAGAATAGAGGCACTAACAAATAAAGAAGTAAAAACAGATGACGATAAAAATGAGATTTTAGATTTACAGAAACTAAAGAATCAGATAACTAATAATAGAAATTTTAAAAATGTTTTATTATCAACTACAAATAAAAATATTGTTTTAAACAGAGCCTATAACTGGACTTATGCAAAGAAGGACATAATGGTTCCTGATACTAATTTAGAAGGTGGGATTACAGATAAAAATGCAGAACTTAAAGAAATAAGAGTATCTGAACTAGACCCTTCAGACTCTAGATATGTTGAGGCTTTTAATAAGTATGTATATGGTGGAGTAGATTTAAGTACTTTTGAACATAACAATGTATCTGGCACAATTTCAAACATACTTGCACAGGATAGATATAAACAAGAAGGAATATATGCAGACCTTACTAAAAACAAAATATTAATAAGTAGCAATAATTTATTAGACGAAAAAATACCTTTGCTTATTAATGCTGAGAATGGATTTTCTGTCGCTGCTTTCAATACTGAAATGCAAGAAACTTTAGAATTTATAAATAATACTCATTTATTTACTAAAGAAGAAAAACTAGCTTTCGTCAAAACTATAGTATCTAAATTGGAATTTTATTTAGGAGATAACCCTGACGCAAACGTAGAAGATATAGTTAACGAAATATTTTTAGGAAAAGATTTAGGCACAGAAAATGCAGTTCATCCATTAATGATGGGCCCATTAAGTGGCAGATTTAAAAAAAATAACCAGATAAACAAAAAACAAATGCTGGTTGAACAGATAGGAGGTAAAGATCAGCTAAATATAATCATTGGAAATACCATAAAAAAACAACTAGATACTAAAGACAAAATAGAATTGGGTAATATTGCTGGCTTTGAAACAGAATTTGGTAGCGTTCTTACTGATAAAACTCAAAATGGCAAAAGTTTTATGGAGCTTATTATAGATGGCCAGCTTGATAGTGCTTATGGTAATGAGCATGTTGCAGCGTATATAACTGCATTAAAAACAAGAAAACAAGAACTAACAGAAAAATTTAAAGATAATCCAAAAATGCTTGACTATATAAATCAGGCTTACAACAAATCCATAACAAACGTAGAAAATAATTTATTAGCTAGTGATTACGAAGAGGAGCTATCTGTTTTAATCAAAATGAGTCACAAGATTGCTGCTGGTGATGACAGCTTAATGGATGATTTTAATGACAGAGTTACTATGTTTGAGTCAAGTTATCCAATAAATAAAGCAACAAAAGACTTAACTCCAGTACTTGAAAGGGTTAATAAATTTCAAACTGCAACTAATAAAAGTTTACTTAAGGTTGGTATTGACCAAATTAAAACTTTGCATAATGAATATGCAGAAGGCAGAACAGAAGATTATAACAAGGATTCTGTATATAACACACATGAATTACAGATACAGCGTGATGTTGAGGAAATAGTTGAAGAAGCTAATAAACTTTTTCCTAACGATAGAGAAGGCAGACAAAACTATGTGACAGACACTATCAACGCCAGATGGAATAATGGTGATTTTATTCCAGATAGAAAAACAAAAAACAGAAATCCTGTTTATGGATTTACTAAAACTAATAAAGCTATTAAAAACTTTTTTAAAGATACAAAAAAAGGTGGAATAGATGCAGACGGCATTTTTGTAGATGAACCATCTGGTAAAAGAAATTTCTTAGTTTATGTAAACAAATACTCTCGACCTGTTTTTAGAAAAGAAGTTTTATTTAATAAAGATTTTTCGGATGGATTGATAGTTAAATGGATGTCTGGAGAAGATATAGGGGAGGAATGGGATATTATTGAAAAGAATTTAGAATTTCATGGTATTGATACAGTTGACTTTTTTCTACAAGAAGTTAATAAGTTGGGTATCCCACCAAAAAAATTCTTTAAATCTACATTATTAAAGTTCCAAGGTTTAACCAAAGAAGAGCGAAGAATACTATGGGAAAAGAAAGGAGTTGACGTTGAAGAAGAAGATAAATAATGTATCATTAGGATATTACAAAAGGCTGTAAATGGAAGAAACAGAACTTATTACGTCAGCTGTTGTTGAAGATGATAATGATGACGAGGAGGAGGAAGGTGAATTTAAATTTAATTATGTACCCGAATATAAAAGAGATACAAGACAGAAAAGAAAAAATACGACTGAAATAAAAAAGGAGAAGATAGAAGAAGTTAACAATGACCAGTTAAATATTCAGTCAGACGATACTTTAATTTCTATAGAAGACCAAAAGGAAAATTACTATAAGGCAATAGCATCTGGAACAGGCGACATAGCGACAAAAGAAAGGTCTAATTTTTTTGGTATTGAATATTCTCCAGAACATCTAAAAGGTAAGGTTCATTGGAGAAATAGCCTTGGTGATTTTTTAAGAATGACAGATAGGGCTGGTATTGGTTTTGCTCAGAATTTATTTAATACTACTCAAGATTTAGGTAGGGCAGATATGCCAGCTTATATATCAGAAATTCTTACAGGTGACGTAGTAAGTAGTACGACTCTTGGATTGAAAGCAATTAAAGAAGGAATAAAGAATAAAAGTTTTGCAGAATTTTTTGACGAGTTAGGTTTTGGTGAGAACTCAGAAAACAAAATGAGCCTTCTCGATGCAACGCTTTCAGATCGTGGAAAAATAAATAATTACGCACAGTTTGATGCCTTATCTGCCCAAGACAGAATGAATGGTGTCGATTATGGACTGTATGGTTTACCTTCTTTGGTCGAACTAAGTGGCGGTTATCCTGAGAGAGATACAGGCAGATGGTTTGCAGATGGAGTAACTAATTTTCTTGGTGACGGCTTGCCATTTTTCAGTATAGTCGCAGCAGCGATGGCCGAACCTACTCCTTCAGCTGAAGTTGTTTTAGCTAAAAAAGTTTTAATGAAGGCGAAGGCATCTAGCCCACAGTTCAGATCATTTTATAACCTTGTATCTAAAAATATTTTAAGTGGTAAGGTTGGTGCTACTACTAAAACTCTTATTAAATTTGGAGCGAAGGAATCTATTAAGGGTGCTGGTGCAAGTGCAATAGCTGAAGCAGTAGTTGGTAATCCTTATCAGGATTATGGAATGGATGCTATCTTGCCCGATTGGTTGGATTATGAAAAAAGAGCAGATGATAGTTTCTTTGAAGCAAAAATAAAATCAATGATAGTTTCGGAATTTATATTAGGGCCATTATTTGGAATGGGTATAGGCTCTATTGGTGTTGGCACTAAACCAATAAGAGAACCAATTATAACTGCTTTTTCTCAGTACTTTAGAGAAGGAAATAAAGATGCTTTCAAAAATGCAATGCCTGATTTAATGGGTGGCATACAAAAAAGAGCAAATCAATTTAAAGGGCCGAACAGAAATAAACTTAGTTATAACTATTACGTTCAAGAAGCTAAAAAATATATGGATGATGCCGAAGGCGACATGATGGAGGCATTTGTAAATTATGTTTTTGATACAAGTATTGTTAAAAAATTTACAGAGAAATTACATTCTACTTTTATTGATTTAGATAAAGCAACAAAACAAGTAAAAGATTTAGAAGTAAAAAATAAAGAAGTAACTAATATAGAAGTAAACGATATACAACTTAAGAAAAACGAGGAAGAGTTAGTAGTTGCAAAGAAAAAAATAAAAGAATTAGAAACACGACTTGAAACTGAAAAGAAAAATTGGACTGAAAAAATTAAAAAAGCTGCTGTATCTGAGGATAAATTAACAGAAAAAGTAATTATTAATCAAAGCATAAGACCTACTACTGATATAAATACAAACAATAAATTAGGGCTAGGACAGGGAGTTAATTTTAAAACACCAAAACAAATTACAGCTGTAAATCCTAACGACATTGTTATAAGACCAGATGTATTTCAAGTTAAAGAATCAGGTAAATTAAACCCAAGAGGAGTAAGTGGTTCTTTAGCAGAAGAGTCCAGCTATGACCCTAAGTTTGCTGGCTTGATAAGTGTATGGACAGATAAAGCTGGTGAGCTAGGTGAGGCTGGAAGAATATATGTAATTGATGGCCACAACAGAATTGATTTAGCTAAAAGATCAGGAGCTCCAGAAGTTAATGTACAAATGATCGAGGCCTTAAATGTAGAAGATGCCAAGGCCGAAGCTGCAATTATTAACATTAATCAACTTAATTTTACACAGCAAGGAGCTATTGCCCCTATAGATGCTGCAAAGGTAATAAAAGCTAGAGGTTTAAAACCATTAATAGAAATGGGTATGAACCCTAAAAAGAAATTAGTAATCCAAGGTCGGCAACTTGCAAGGCTGCCTGACTTTATGTTTAGTAAATTAATATCTGGTGATATTGGATTAGAAAAGGCTTTAGCTTATGGGTCGGAAAAAATTTCTCCTACTGCTATCGGTGATGTTTATAAAGCTATTGATAAGAAGAATCCTTCAATAGATACAATTAAAGAGGCAATCCAAATGGCCCGAGAGGCCACAGAAGTCGTACCACAAGAAGGTGATGGTTTCTTGCCTACAATGGCTCAATATTTTAAATCAACAAATACACAAAATTTATTAAAAATAAGATCGCAGATTAGATCGCAATTAAGAAAAAAACTTACAACACTTAAGAATGTAGGCACACTAGATAAAAAAGCTGGAGTAGAAACAGTAGCTGGCAATAGAATTAATTTAGAGAATACGCAAAATGCAGTACTTGAGGCCTCGCAAGCCGTTGACCTGTTCAATGCCGTAGCTGCCTCTGGAGGAGAAACAACACAAATAATAAAAGAACTAGCTGGACTTATTGAAAAGAAAGGTAATCCAGCAAAAATAGTAGCTGACAATCTAGATAGAATCCAAGACGCTATGCAGATGGAAGGCAGTCCATTGTTCAAGGGTTCAGAAGTTGTTGAAATAGCACAAGAAGTTGACAAAGAACATCTTGCAAAACAACAGCTAATAGTTAATGAGAGGAATAAAACTACTTTTAACGATCAAGATATACAAGGTTTAAAAAATGAACCTAAGTTTAAAGAAGCAACAGAATCTTTGAGCGAAGATCAACAATTAAATATAGAGAAACAATTAAAGAATAAAGGTAAAGTAACAAATAATCCTAGCAATATAGATGGTAAGGCATTGCCACCTTTAGTTACTAATCCTAAAGCAAGAGTATTCCCATATCTTTTTGAAGAGACTATGGGTATAAAACCAAGAGATTCAGTTATTGCTGAGAGATTACAGGATAGAAAGACAGTATCAGAGTTAAGTAATTTTGAGCTAGAAGACGCAGTTAAAAGAACTGAAAAATATAAACTAACTCAACAGCAAATAAAAAATATACAAACTAAAAGAGCAAAGTACGAAAAGGCAGAAGCGATAGAAAAAGAGTTAGATAAACAACTTATGGAAATGATGGAAGGTAAGGGAGTGCAAGGTAAACTCTTTAAAGATAACCCTAGTGGCAAAGGCGAAGCAGCATTTGAAAAATTATTAGCAGCTAGAGATAAGGCTAGAGAAGAGGCAGCCAAATTTGTAGATAACAGATTAGAGCTACATAATGGCCACATGAACGCTAAGAATGAATTAGAAAACAGAAAGCGTAGCCCAGAAAAATACAACGAAAAAGAAAAAGAAATAGTAAAAGAAGTAGAGGCAGAGCAGAGAAAAGAAGAATTAGAGCTTAAAGAGAAAATAGAGTACCACAAAGATAATGCAGAAAATGGTTTCGGAATGGCAAAATATAGAACTGTAAAAGGTTATGTATTAACAGAACCACATCATATAGATAACTTTACCTTTGCAACTTATGGAGCACAATTAGAAGGTTTGGTTGATGGAAAAGGAGGTCGTTATAGTAAGTTTTACTTTGGCAAACCAGCACCAAGATATAACAATGAAGTTATTAATTTTGTAAATGACTTAGATATAGCCATTTATACAGTTGCAAAACAAATAGCAAATGGTACATCGAAAAAAAGTAAATCACATTTTAAATATGTTGATTTATTAGAAGATTTAGGATTAACAAATAATCAGATAATGACTCGTTATAAAGAAATTATTGAGGAATTAAAAGCTGGTAACTTTACTATTGAACCTCCAGAACAATATTTTTCATCCAAATTATTAAAAATTGTACAAGACTATGACAGGGGTATGGATAATATTGCTGGCAAGTATGAATACAATATTGACCCAGAAGATATTATTGCTGGCAGAGTAAACGAAGCTAAAAAGAAATTAGACGAAAAAATATATAAAGAATATCAAGATATAAATAATCCTAAGAAACCAGATGAATTTGGTACAAGAGAACCAGATTTTAGCATTGAAGACGAAGGCGGTAATTTAGCAGATGATGAAGTTTATTTTGCTTTTACAGATTATGCAAGACATCAACTTGTAGGTTTGATGCAAGAGATAGAAAAAATATCTGGTATAGATTTTAAATTAGTTGCAGACCCAATAACAGCTGTACATGGTGCTAAGAGTTCTAAACAGTATGGAGTGCCAGTAGGAACAAAAATACAAGCAAGAGGTTTTTATAAGGCTGGTCAAGACCCTATGAAAGACTTAATTGTTTTATCAATGATACATGGACAAGACTTTGCCAGCTTTAGTGCTTTATCTCAAACTGCATATCACGAAGCGTTCCACAGATTATTCCAAAGATATTTTACTAAGCAAGAGCATCTTTTATTAAAGAGTGCAGAGCCTACTTTAAGAAGGTTAGCAGCTTTAGTTAAACCAAGGATGCACGATAAAATTATGGGCATAAATGGTCACAAAGCTATGGGCTTTGAAGAAATAGTTGCCATTTCTGCCTCTGGTTATAAAGAAGTGAGAGCGATATATGAGGGTAAAGCTGGTAAATGGGAAAAAGTATTAGAGAAATTTAGCGACATGGTTACAAGAGTTAAAAACTTTTTAACAGGAAAAGGATTTAGAACTTGGAAAGATTTATTTGACGATTCTTTTGAGGGTAAAATTCAAGCTAGAGGTATGACTCCAGAAGGAGCAAAGTTTAGAAATAACTCTATTGAAGAAACCAGCTTTGAAATGGATGCAGCTGAATTATCTAATTTATTCCAAGATAATCTCGAGGCATTAAACGAAGGAACTATAAGTATTGAGCAAATGATGTCTAACGTAAGACGACCTTTAGTAAATAGAAAGTGGCAAAAGGCTGGCGTTTCTACTAAATACTATATTCCTACCACTAATAAAAGTTTTATAGCTGCTAATAAAACTATTAACCAAGCAATGGATGGAATTTTTGAAAGTGTGTTAAAAGAAAATGCAGAGTTTCCAGAGTTACCAGCAATACAGTTAGCTGAAATAACAAAGATGGCTGGACAGTTAATAACTGAAATAGATGGCAATGCAGATGAAATGATTAAGATTTTCAAGAAAGCACAGAAGGGCGATGTTATAGCACAAAAAGATTTTGTTTCTGCTATGGCAGTCAAGTTTTTAAGGGATGGCAATAACGACATGTTCTCTATGGCAGCAACTAATTACAATAAGAATCCTTCCCCACAAAATGCTCAATTATTAATATCTACATTTGAAGATGCTGCAAAATTAAATGATGCTTATGCCAAGTGGGGCAGAGTAAGTGGACAAAGATTTAGATTAATGGGTCGTGAGGTTACTATTCGTGGAGAAAAAATGCAGCTTAATATTATGCCTCCAGATGCAGATATAAAAATTACAGGTGAAAGTAAATCTATAGATAATGCTATTGAAAAAGGATTAACTGAAGTAGATCAGGGGCTTGGTAATGGAGCATACTTTACTTCGGCAGAGCCAAGTATAGAAAGTGCAACAGACAAGACATTGCTAGGTAGTTTAAAAGAAACAGATATAGTCGATCTAGTTGAGGCTGGAGTTACTGTTAAACAAATACTTGCAGAAATGAAAGTCAATGTTAACTATAAAAATACATTAAGTGCATATCAAAAAGAGGCTATAGAGAAATTTGTTAGAAAAATGGGTGTAGATGGAATAAGAATAAGAGGTGTAGATGTTGGATTAGAAAACGATATTATTTATATTCCTGATATAAATAGAGCTAACTCTGTTATTAATAGCAAGGCAGAAATTATACCAGAAGCAAGACAGCCTATTGGATTAAATCAAGAAAGTTTTGAAAATGCACTAGCACAAGGTCAAAACATTCTTAAAAAAGTTATGAATGAAGACGCATACGAAAGTATATTTGATGGCAAACCAAATGGTGAGGCAAGACAAATACTACAAATACTTGCTGACATTAATCCATATATAACCGACCCAGATCATGGAGCTAAAATTTTACGACAAATCAATAAATCATTAGATGAATTAGGTTCTGGAGGTATGAGAGGTGAAGGCGTTGTTGATTTCTTTAGGAATATGATCTTCTTGGGTATTCCAACTTTCACTAGAGTCATGGTTGGTACATCCTTAAGAGCTAGATTAATGCCTATACAAAAACAAATAGGAGCAGAAGTTGTAGCAAGGTTAGGTAAAAACAAATTAAACAATACTGAACAGGCTATGGTGCAAGTGCGTAGTGCATTGCAAGGCTTACAAGCACAAATGATGGCAGATGCACAATTAGGTAATGCTTTGTACCTAGCCCGAATGGCCTTTAAGCATGATATGAATTTTGGAAATATAGGTAAAGGTCAATTTGAAAACTCGATAGCTGGTTCAAAGAAAGTAAAAAGGTTTGCTGTAGAAGAGCAGATGAATTTACCTAAAGAATATACACCAGCTACAAGAAAAATAACTGAAGTACCAAAAGGTAATGAATGGTGGTTAGACCCAAATAATTCAACTTTAAAATTATTTATGCACAGAGTAGGAAGTATAGTTGGTAATTTTAGTAGTAGGACATTCTCTTCTTTAGATACCTTAATAAGTACTGGTACAGTTATTGCTCAAGAAAATATAAGACATGCTGAGAATATTTTATTAGATAGATTTTTAGCTGGGGTAGATATTACTGACCCTAAAGTCGTTCACGAGGCTATGAAAGAAGCACAAGAATTGACCAGAAAATCTATGGTTGATGTACAAATGGCAAATGGCGATGTAGTAAAAGGAGGTTATTTTGATTCTGAATACATGCGAGATACAGCAAATTATCTAGCTTTTACAGATGATATAAACGTATCTAAGAAAAAAAGAACAAGAGAATATGCCTTAAGAAGAGCAAAGGAAAAAGGTATTACTGACCCTATGGAAAGAATAGAATTTATAGATAATTATTTAGCATTAGATAATCCAGTATCAGGTCGGAGACAAACTAAACAAGCTAACGATTTATTACCAGCTGGAGCACAAGAGAAAACTCCTTTAGGAACTTTCTCCAGAGGTGGTAATAAAGTAACAAGTCTTCAGACAGGCCCAATAAACATATTGTCTCAGGCAGTAAATATGGCCACTACAAATGTTCCTCCTGTTGGTTTAATTTTCCCTGTAAACAGAACTCCTTTAAACATAGTCAAAGGTTTATTAAGGATGTTACCTGTAGGTAATAGTTTTGTTGATAGTTACTGGAGAGATATTAACTCTGAAGATTTATTTGTTAGAGAAAATGCTATCGGTGAATTAGTTGTAGGCAGTATGGTTATGAGTGCTGGTATTGGTCTTATAGGTTCTGGAGCTATAGAAGTTACTGGAGGTTATGGCTTTAACAGGAAGAGAAGGCAGTTAATGTTAGACCAGAAAAGGCCACCTTGGTCTATTCGTTTTAGAAAGTTTGATGGTGATTTTTCAGAATGGTTTAACCTTGAAGCGTTTGATACATTTGGAACTTTGCTATCTGTAGCTGCTACATACAAAGACATGCTAGAAACTATGCCAATAGAACAATATACGTCTTTGGATTATACAGACGCTATGGCTATACCTAGCGATGAAAAAGTCAATAAAGACGACAAGATACAGGAGATACAAGATGTCGCAGTTCTTATGTCAGCACATATTCTTAGACATATGAACGCTTTAGGTGGAACTATGTTTACAACATTAACTGGACAATTAGATAAGAATATTTTTAAACCATTAAATGACATCAACATGCTTATAAGAGAATTTGGTGCTGGAGATAAGGCCTTAACTAATATTACAAGTGGCAAGAAAAGTGCGTTAGGTAACTTTATGAGTAAAAAATTAGCTGGATTTAACCCACAGTTTTTAAGAAACTTTAGGCAGGGAATGGATAATAACAGAAGAGTTGCACCACATAGCGAAACTCCTATATGGGGATTTGTCGAAAATACAATGAATGGAATATTAAAAGATGTTCCGTTTTTTAATTACCTATACGAACCTGAGATTGATGAAATCATGGGTATGCCAAAAACTTATGCCTTACCTTTCCAGTATGAGTCTATAAAGAATCCAATAATAAGAGGAGCAATAGCAATGCTTAATCCTATGACAACATTCCGACCTACTCAGCAAAAAGACTTTGGAGTTGAAGGTACGATTTATACAGAACTAAATAGACTGCATGGTAAAGGTGCATATCCAAGATTTATAACCAGAAATATTCTAAGCAATGCAAAAGGCGATCAATTAGATGATGTTGAATTTAATAAGATGAAAGAAATATTTGCGACAGAAGTTAAGTTAGACCCTTATAACACAGGAAGAAAAATGACATTCTCTGAAGCATTATATTATTTAATTACACAAAACCAAGATTATTATTTAGCTAGAGATATTGACCCTAATCTTGTTTCTACTTCAATTTCTCAAGGGTATGACCATCCAGAAAGAATATCTAATCAAAGAATGTTAACTAAGTTAGGATTGATTATGGATTTAGCCAGAAAATATAAAAAAGAAGCAAAAGATATATACATTAGAAAATATTTAAGAAATGAGAAGTCTATAAGTCTTGGATTAAATGAATTAAATAATCGTAATATTGCAAAGGCAGACAAAGATAGCCTACCGATTTATGGTGCAAGTGTTAGTCTTAATGAATGGAGGGAAATTATTAATTCCTAGCTATGCCTTTCGCTCAATTTAAAGGTACTGGAGACAGTCAAACAGTACAATTCCAGATACCATTTCCTTACGTCAAAAAAGACCACATTGTCGTATCGCTCGATCAGGTTCAGAACACAAACTTTACCTATATCAACGATACAACTATTGTTTTTACTCCTCTTAGCTCAGTAGCTACAGCTACGCAAGAAACATCTGGAGCTCCAAAGACAGGGGTAGAAATAATTATTAGTAGAGAAACTCCACTACTTAATGCGTTAGTTGACTTTGTAGATGGCTCTACTCTTACAGCTGCTGACCTCGATACAGCTGTATTGCAGTTGCTGTATGGATTACAAGAAGCGAAAGATGATACAGATGCTGGTATTAACTTCACACCTCTAGGATTAGATGCAAGTAATAACCCAATAATTAATGTTCAAGACCCTTCAAATCCGCAAGACGCTACAACTAAAAAATATGTAGATGACAATATTGCTGGTTTTCTTAAGACAGATGGCTCTGTACCTATGGTCGGAGACTTTAATGCTGGTGGTAAAAAATTAACTAACGTAGAAACAGGAACACAAGATACAGACGCAGTTAATTTATTACAACTTAATCAAGGTATATCTACAGCAAATACGGCCCAAAACGCAGCAGCCCAATCGGCAGACGAGGCTGAAGATTTTAGGGATGAAACTAAAGTCTTTAGGGATGAAGCCGAAACTTTTAAAATTAGTGCATCGAACTCGGCAATTACGGCAACTAATTTAGCTCGTAGATCAGTATTTGTAGGTTTTCAAAAGCTGGCTGACGCAACTTTAAGGATGGTCTATAATTTAGCTAACGAAACAGCTATTTACAAAGCAGAGGATTTCGTACAAAATGGAGGCAGTCATGCCTATTTTTTAGGCGAAGATGTTTTATCCACTACGGCTCCAAATGCTCCTAAGTTTTCCATTAACAGTAATGGGCATTTAATTCTTGAACTACTTTAATTATGGCACAAATTGATTTAGGAAAACTCAAGTTTACTTGGAAGGGTACTTGGACTACGCAAACGGCATACGAAAAAGATGACGTTGTTGAGTATGATGGCTCAACTTTTATATGTATTGCAGATTTAAACGCTACTAATACTTCGACTCCAAAAGATGCTACATCATCGTTTGAGTATATGCAGACAGGACTAGCGTTTAAGAGTGGATTTAGTGCAACTTTAACTTATTACAAAGGGGATGTAATTACATATAATAACCAGACATTTGTATGTACAGCAGGGGGAGGAAACTATAACCAGACAATACAGCAGAAGCCAGCACCATATGATGGCTCACCTGATTGGATGTTGTTAACACCAGCACCAGCTAACAATGTTTTAACTACATCTGGAGATTTAGTAGTAAGAGATAAAGATAACGCAACAAATACTAGATTACCTGTCGGAACTAAAGGCCAAGTTTTAAGAGTTGCGGAAGCACCAAACCACGATATTCCAAATGATACAGTTCTGTTTTATAGCAGAATAGTCGTAAGTAATAGCTTTACTGCTACTCTTTTGCATGGTACAGATTTTCCTCCATACGAAACTAAAACTTATGTGGTTACTGTGGCTGCTGCATCTAGTGGAGGTGGAAATAAATTTTATTTAGATGGTGTCGAAGCACCTTATCTATATTTAAGAGCTAACTCTGTTTATGTCTTTGACGTATCTGACGCTTCTAACGTAGGACATGAAATGGACTTTGACGTTAGCATACATACTGGAACAGTAAAACTATCCGACCAAGATGGTGGTTACGTTACAAGGTCTGGAAGTATAGGAAGTGCTGGTGCAACTGTAACTCTTAAGATGCCTCCTTATGCAGAAATGGTAACTGGATATTACTGTACGGCCCATGCTGCCATGGGTAGTACTATTGACTCAGGGCATGGTGGAAGTAGTGGATATGGAAATTACTCAGGCAATGTCGATCTACCAACTATTTATACTAACGTCACTAATAGTGGGCCAGTACCTAGAAAACTTGTTAAAGGTAAAAGCTATACATTCCAGTTTTCTCCTACTGCTGCTCAGAGAAACTACGCTATTAAAGACACAAATGATTCGGCTTATAACCAATACACTATTGGAGGAGCAGTTACAGATGGTGTAAGTCCAAGCCAAGTAAACACCACAACTACAGCTGGTGGATTCTTTACCTTTACTGTTCCAGAATCAGTAGCAACAAGTCTAGTAATAGAAGACTTTAGTGGCGGTACAGATGGACTACCTTTACAGATTATTGACAGAACATTCTTACCTACATATACAGGTGGAGATTTTGCAGAAAAGAATGTTTTAACTTCAATTAAAGATAACTATAGAGAAAGAACATCTAACATACTTCAGTTTAATAATTACCCCTGTATGTTTACCAATACATATACAGAGTCTATTAAGCCTTTACCAGAGTACTTGAAGAAAGCTGGTCGAGGATTAGGTTATGGAGGGTTTGGTGGTTTCTTTAGGCAATATGGATTTTTAGCTCAGAGGGAATATATGGGCGGTGGTAATATGTGGCAAAACGGAAGTTATGATTATACCTATGGTGGCGGTATGGGATATGACGGACAGGATTGTGCTAGTGGAACTAGATGGTATCCTTCAGCTGGAAGTAGAGTACAAGGCTATAAGTTAAGACAGGCACTTGCTGGTAATCCTGACTATGCTCATTTACTTACAGACTTAAATGGTAACGATTGTGGGATGTTAGATGCAAACGGAAACATCAGACATAGATTCCCAAGAATTATGCAAGTACATGGCAATAGAAGTATTAAATATTTCTTATACGAAAATGGCATGGTCTGGTTTGCTGGATACAACGGATATGGATTAATGGGTGATGGAGGCACTAGAGATAGATGCCCTGCTCAAAGCCCTATGAAATGGTATGACGAAAGTACATCTGAATTAAAAGGTACAAACTATCCAAAAATTAAACAGTTAGTAACTTCTCATGGTCATACTCAAGATACTAGCAGTTACGATTATGGTTCAACTTATGCAGTAGATACTGAAGGCTATCTATACAGTTGGGGTTACAATGGATATGGACAGTTAGGGGATGGAACTACTAACGGAAATTACTACGCAAAGAGAGTACCAAAGAGTGTATTCAATAATGAAAAAATATTGTATGTAATCTGTAGCGGTTATAGATATACACACACTTTAGTTATTACTGAATCAGGCAAGTGTTGGTCAACAGGTTATGGAGATCAAGGTCAACTAGGTCTAAACAATACATCCTCCAGAAGTGACTTTGCTGAAGTAACAGCAGTTAATGGTTCTCCTTTAAATGGTAAGAAAATAATTCATATCTTATGTAACCAAGATGGCGATGCTGAAGGCAGAACATGGTGGCTTACTGAAGATGGTGAGGTTTATTACGCTGGTTATTACAGAGACTATGGACAGCAGACAGGTGTATATGACTCTAATGGTTCTGGAGGTAATGGTATGCCTAGATTACTTACCAACTCCAGCACCCTATGGAATAGCGATAACCAAAAAGTTATTTATATGGCAAGCACTAATAATAGATATTCAACTTTATGGCTTATTACAGATGGCGGAACTACAGGATTAAGTCAAAAGATATACGCAACAGGTTCTAACTATTATGGAATTGCTGGCCATAACATACAGCCACATAATCAGACTAACGACCCTGCACAGGGCAATGGTTGGTTCGGTGGAGAAATATTGTTCTCTGACTTTGGAGATTACGAAGATGGTGGAGATAACAATAGACCAAACGAAGCTATAGGTAACTGGTCTAGTTTCCAAGATGGTGGAAGTAATGAGAAGAAAATGAAGATAGGAAAGATAGTAGAGATTATTCCTAGAGGTACACCAGAGAATACATATAACTCTGTTGTTTTAGTAGATGAACATGGCTCAATGTTTATCTGTGGCTATTGGAACTACACTCCAAGTAGGGCATCTGAAAATGATAATCAGCACTACATAAGATACCAAGATCATTGGGTTCCATACTTTATTCATTGGCCAGATCAACCAGCACAAATCTTAGCTGGTGGCTTTACTCATACTGGTAATGGCACAGAGAATGGTTGGTTTATTATGACTAAGGATGGCAACGTCTTACAAGGTGGAGATAACTCTTGGTATCAAAGAGGTAACTATAATGATTCTGGTTATAGCTCTACTCCTCCAACTTGGGCTACACTAGATACAAACGGATAGTACTATGAATCACAGAAAACCTTTCTTAGAAAACAAATCATTATTTACGAAATGGTTTAAGCATGAACTAACTGGCAAGACAGCAGCCAATGGAGTAGGCATGATGGAGAAGGTTGCCAATGATAAGAAGGATGATAACTGGATGAAATTAACTGACCCATATAAGGATGATACGACTGATTTGAAATATGGGATAGTCGTTGCTGAAGAAAACTTTGACCCTACTAACTGGACTAACGATACTGTCAAACTAACAGAAATGACTGCTGACGAGCAGACAGCAGCCAAGAAGTTAGTTAATTGGGATGGTTAAAA